TAGTTTCGGACATCCCCGCGGATAAAGATCTCACTCAGATCATTCTCATGGCTCGTTTAGCCGTGGAAGAATACCTGCCTGCAGATACGTCTGTGCTGTCAGAGGGGAAGCTCACCATGATCGAGCTTCTCCTCGCAGCGCACTACGCCGTACTGTCTTTCGAGCATGGAGGTCTTACTCATCAGCAGATGGGTGATGCCTCAGAGACTTACCACGACATCTCTACCACAGCTACTGGTCTAGGATCTACTAGGTTCGGTGCTCAAGCGATTGCTCTAGATGTTACAGGAGCTTTGGCAGTGGTGTCTACTGGTGGTCTACACGCAGAGTTTGAGGTTTACTAACCATGAACCTGATCTATCCACAGTCTGCCACATACTGGGGGGCTCCTACCCCTAACGGCTTTGGTGGGAACACTTGGACTCCTCCTAAGTCTCTCATGGTACGGTGGGAAGAGAAGAATGAGGAGTTCATCGACCTGCAGGGTAATACGAAGATTTCGCAGGCTGTAGTCTTTGCTCAGCAAGACCTAGACGTTGGTGGTTATCTGCTTCTAGGAGACTCTCCACTGACAGATCCTACCCTTGACAATAACGCAATGGTGATCCAGCGGTACTCGAAGATCCCTGATCTCCGTGCAGTACAGTTCAACCGTAAGGCGTGGCTCTAATGCCAGTAATTAAAGCAATGGTTGGAGGAAGTGCTGGAGACACCCTCGTCTTTACTGGGGGGTCTGTACCTCTTCGTGCTGCGGACTCTGGAGGTATCGTCAAAAGGTTTATTGATTTCCTTGCCCAGGTTAAAGCCACAGCTCCTCGGGCTTCTCTAAATGGTATGAAGCCAACGTTTGAGAAGAGCAAAGTCTATTGCCCTCACGATACTGGGGCGTTAAGAGATTCAGCCTATCTAGAGCTTAGAGGACAGTTCGATGTTGGGAGTGGTAGTGCTAGTGAAGCCTCTGTCGAAATAGGCTATGGCAAGCATGGTAACCCGCCTTATGCACTCATTGTGCATGAGATGGTACAATATCATCACGCCCCACCAACACGGGCTAAGTTTCTACAGTCAGCAATAGAAGAGGACATGGATAAGATCTTACCTTATATAGCCGATCACCTGAAGGCTTAGTTACACTAGGGTCTAGGGTTGTCCTGGTAGGGTTGTCCTGGAGGTTGAAGTGACGCCAGCTGAGATTTTAAAGGACATTCTTGTAACGGCTGGAGTAGGAGTGTTCAATGCCACTACAGGATGGGGAATCCATGTCTCGAGAGAACCAGATAACCTCGATACGGTTATCACGCTCTTCGATACTGGCGGTATCAATCCTAATCCAGCATGGCTTCTCAATTTCCCCTCAGTGCAGGTTTTGGTTAGAGGAAATGAAAATCAATACCAAGCGATGTACGCAAAGGCAAAGCAGGTGGTAGATGCCCTCTTAGGATTTCCTGCTCAAGACTTTGCAGACCAACGTCTTGTAAGTGTTCGGCAAGAAGGTGGAATCAATTTTATTGGTTACGACGAGAAGAGAAGGCCCCGCCTGTCTATCAACTGGACCCTAATTACCGAGCCCTTCGCGGGTACGTACCGGGTGTCCCTGTAGGAGAGTACAATGGTTGCGAAAAGAGTACAGATCTCAGACGATGGTGGCACAACCTATTTTACGCTACCAGGTATGTCAGGCCAGGTCTCTCGGGATGCTGGTGAAATCGATGATACGATCTTCGGCCAAAACTACAAGTCCAGTGAAATCGGTCTGATCAACTGGAAGGTAACCGGAGATGCCGTCTACAAAGGGTTCGCTGGCTACCAGTGCAAGATCAAGAAGACTGGTACAACAACAGCTTTCACCAACGAGACAATGTCCCTCGAGCCTGGGTCAGCTAACCCTGGTGGTATATATGCGATGGATACTGTCTCCAAGCAGGTTATTAACAGAGCCGTAGCCGTTGTAGTTAAGGGGAACGCGATTGTAATCCCTGCAACTAACATTGAGTGGTATGACTATCTCTTCGGTAGGATCAAGTTCATCGCCGGCTTTACTCCAACTGTTCCCGTAACGATCAACGGATCTTTCTTCCCTATGGTGACTGTTGGTAAGGCTCAGAGCTTTACCCTCACGAACTCTGCTGATGCCATCGACAACTCAACCTTTGACACTGCGCAAACAAATACAGGATATAAGAGCTTCACGCAGGGTCTGAAAACGGTTGGGCTTGAGCTCAAGGGACTATATGACATCACTAACGCCTACGTTGCAGCCCTTGTTGCTAGAACTGAATTCCTGATTGAGATCAACCCCGAAGGTCTATCCCGAAGCATTGCCAGAGGCTTCTTCAAAGTTCTCTCTCAAGGTCAGCAGGGAAATGTCGGAGCCCTTGAAGAGGAATCAGTCTCCTTCAAGAATGCTGTGCCAGATGACCAGTTCAACTATCTGCCGTTCGAGTGGCGTCACACTACAACGTCTACCCTTAACCAGGCTATCATCAAGGCTCTCAACGCCTGGCAGAATGGTACCGGAGTCAAGGTCAAGTATCTTCCTGATGGTGCTGCAGGTACTGGCTTCTCTGGTAATGCAATCATCACAGACATCTCGATGTCCGGTGGACTGGAAGAGATGAACAAGTATTCGATCACCTTCCAAGGTGACGATGTGACCACTGTCGTCTAAGCTACAACAAGAACAGACAACGCCTAAAGAAAGAACTTAACATGAGAAGGGTTGGCAAACCATGTCTAAGGATGATATTAGAGCAGCAGTACTTGATGCAAAGCCAAAGTCAAAGGTGATCACCCTCTTTGGCCAAGAAGTGGAGATCAAACAGTCGTCAGTCTCGACTATCTTGAACTCCTATGAGACGGTCGATGAGGATGGCAAGCCCGATAAGTCTCAGGCTTACGCCAAACTCATCGTCGCTCATTGTTTCGTTCCCGGTACCAACGAACCAGTCTTCTCGGAAGAAGATATTGACATCATTAAGGCTCTTCCCTTTGGGAAGGAGCTTAATGACCTTCAGTCTGCCATTAACGATCTGATGGGGATCGAAGTAAAGGCCGAACTAAAAAACTCCGGAAAGACCCGCTCATCTTTAACGTGATGTCTCTTGCGTTGGAGCTAGGGATAGACGAGAGTGAGGTCGCGTCCTGGAAGATATCGAAATTCGCTCGGTGGTTAGCCTTCTTTGAGTACAGGAACGAGTTAGAGAAGGATGCGGCCGAGAGAGCCGCTAAGAGAAGGTAGACAATTGTGGCTACAAATCTTGGCGGTATTTTCTATACTCTCTATGCCAATACTACTGGACTTGTTAACGCTGTCACGCAAGTCCAAGTGTTTGGTACAGCCGTAGCAGCATCCCAAGCTAAGGCAAACGGCTTTGTCAATGCTCTCCGTAATTTGGAGTCAGCATCAGTTCTGGCTGTTGGTCCTCTATCGGGGGTCGGTGCTCGTATCAGATCCCTCTCACAGTTGGCAGATAGAGGGTCTTTAGCCTTTGTTGGCTTTACAGCAGGTGCTGTTGGTGCAGCCTTTGGTGTGTTCAAGCTGGCCGAAGCAGCTATAGATGCTAACCTACGTCTCTCAGCAATGACTCAAAGGCTGACGTTGATCTCAGGAGGTTCAGCACAAGCTGCAGCAGAGTTTAAGTTCCTTACCGATGAAGCAATGAAGTCGGGTGTATCACTTGCCCAGTTAGCCTCCTCCTATTCCAAGTTGGCTGCAGCTACCAAGGGCACCTCGATAGAGGGGGAGAAGACAAGAGAGATCTTTGATAAGATCACAATGACAGGTGCAAACCTTCGTCTCACTAACGAACAGATGGAGTTGTCATTTCTTGCTATCGAGCAGATGGTATCTAAGGGTGTCGTGTCTATGGAAGAACTCCGTAGACAGTTAGGCGATCAGCTACCTGGTGCTTTCCAAGCCGCTGCGAGATCGATGAATGTCACTACTGCAGAACTGACGAAGTTGATCAAGTCAGGAAAGATTGCGACAGATGACTTCCTGATTCCCTTCTCTAATGAACTCCTTAAGACATTTGGAATTGATCCTACGAAGCCTATTGACAATCTTCAAGCGTCGATAGGTAAACTTGATACTCAATGGCTACTGTTCTCAATTACTATGGACAAGACCCTTGGTATCTCCTCAGCCTGGAAAGCATCTATTGACGGACTTACCACAGCTCTGCAGACAATAGCCAATAACATCAAGCCGATGATTGCAACAATAGCAGCCCTTGCTGCGGCCTTCGTAGTCTTGTTCTCGCCTATGTTAGTCTCTGCAGGAATGGCTTTAGTGGGTGTTGTACTGAGACTATCTGTGGCTTTAGTAGCTCTAGCTACAGGCATGAACATGGTATCGGCTACACCTTTTGGTCTCGCAGCTCGACTAGCTATCATGGCTGCTTCTGCTTTGGCTGCAAAAGTTGTCTTTGATAAGTTGACTGCAACGATGAATAACACATCGTTCGATCCCATTATCCAGCAGATTGATGGCTACTTAGCACAACAAGACTTAATGCGCCGAAGCAACATAATGACGACAGAGAATCTGCTCGATCAGGCGCGTATCGCAATTGAAGCCGAAAAGTCTAAGATGGAGGCAATCAAGACTGCTCTTGCTGAGGCTCAGGCACAACAACAAGGAGGAGATGCTCCGAACATAGCAAGTTGGGTTAGACCGTTTGCAGAAGCTCTTGGTTTCGCAGTAGACAGTACAAAAACGTATAAGGAGCAGATCTTAGAGTTAGAGATTGCAATAGCAAGACTAACAGGACGTGAAAGTGTCTTAAACGCCTTGTTAGCTAAGCAGAAAGAGTTAGCTGAGGGTGGTCTGGGAGGCCCTGCTGACGCTGCCCAAACAGATGCTATGCTCCGGAGACTGGAGAAGGCTAACTTCGAACTTAATGCTATGCAGATCAAGATCGAAGCAATGAAGGCTGGTCCTGGAGCTTTGAAGTTCGCTAATGACTTCCTCTCTGTTGAGTCCGCTGTTGAGGGCTTTAGAGAGAGTCTTAAACAGGCTGGTATCTCCCAGGAAGAGTTGAACAAGAAGGTTGGTGAGTTCAGGCAGTTGATGTTCCAAGAGATTGCATTGGATCCTTTCGTCAGAGCTGCCCAAGAGATCCAGGGAGTATTTATCACAGCCTTTGATGAGATTGCCAACAAGATTGGCGACTCCTTTGTTAAGGGCACCTTTGCAATCCAAGACTTTGTTGACATTGGCAAAACGCTACTGGCTCAGTTGATTGCTAAACTGATCCAGGTTGTGATCCTTAATCAATTGATCAACGCAGCTTTTGGTCTCACTGGTACCTCAGCTCTACCTACTGCAGGTGGGGGTCTGATAGGACAAGTCTTTGGACATGCTAAGGGAGACATTCTCCCAACACCATCAATGCCAGAACCTCCTGTCATGCATGCTAAGGGTGCAATCCTACCTGAGCTTGCAAAATCCTCTGCTGTACCTACAATCCCCAACGTACCATCTAGTCATGGTGAAGGAGCAATTGTTACTAAACCGACAGTAGTAGGGCAAGATGCTCGGGGCAGAAAACAGGTAGGAGGTGAGGCTGGTC